TCTCTAGCTCAACAAGATCGGCATCACCGTCTTTGCGGAACTCAGCCTGTAGCCCCAGGCTGCGCAATGCCGCTAGCTGCGCCTCGACCGATGTCGTGTCACCGTACTTAGCGCGGATCTCGTTGTATTCATCATCCGTTCGAACCTTCTTGTAAAACGCTGCCACCATCGCAGCCGCTGAGCTAAAGCACTCTCTGTAGCCGGTTCCTGTCTTGTTATCGAGCTGCTTGAAGTAAGGCATGAAGACCTGCTGGTCATAGCCGCTTTCCTTCCAAGCCTGGAACCAGTCCGCATCCTCCTCCAGTAGGCCCTCTGGCACGGACTGCTCAAGCTCCTTAATCGCAGCCAACTGGTGGGGCGTACCACGGAAAAATTGGAAGAATGGCAACAGCGCAAAAGCCACGCCCGTAAGCAGCAGGGTCAGTTGGATGATGCCGGATGCCACCTATTTTTCAATGCGCGTGTCAGGGAGAAGCATTTCCCGCACATGCTTTACCGCCAGGTCATCTAAATCGTTGTCAGTCCTTGCAACGATCTTTTCGAGCATCGCAACAATCAATTCTTTGAATGCCCGTGATTTCCAGGCAGTCATCAAGATCGGCTTGAGGATTAGAAGCATTTGCCGGACCTAGTTACGCTGTAACGGTAGCTCTGGTCTGTAATGGCTTCCAACCCCGAGGAGCACCACGAAAAGGAAGGCATCTCGATGGCAGATGTCGTCAAAGCTCTAGTGCTCGCCTGGAGTGCTGCGCTCTTGACTGCTTCTTATCTAGGGATTTTCCCGCAGATGAAAATGGACAACACGTTTGTGGCGTCACTGCTTACAGGCGCAATGGCGTCGTTTGGCATCGAGCGGAAGAACAATGGCAATGGCAATAAAAAGCCGACTATCGTCGATAACAAAGACACCAAAGCTGGCATCAAATGAATCGCTCACTCTTGGTATTGGGCATCACATTCGCGGCTGCTTTGCCTGCACAGGCTGATTTAACGCACAAGATTCAGAGCTCAGTACAACTGGAGGTCGGTGGTGCTTCTACTCGCGCAATCCGCGTCGGCAACAGCTACAGCATCAGCGGATCTGGGGTCAGCACAACTGACGGCTCTACTGCTGGTGTTGTTGGTGGCCTGGGCGCTCACACTAACGGCGTTGGTGCGTTGACAACCGTCACCGCCTCGCAGGCAACCAGCGGCAATTCTTTCAGCTTCGCAAACAGCTACACCGTCGGTGACAGCATTCCAACGTCCGCTCCAACCGTCGGCGCAGTGCCTGCTTTTGGCGATGTCACCTCAACTGCTTCTGGTACAGCAGGAGATCTTGCCGGCACAATTACGACTGCAGGCGCTGTTACTGTCACCGCGGGCGGTGCCAATACCAGTGCGATCGGACAGGTCATAAGCGAGCTGACGACCCGGTGAGACGGCTAATCCTTCTGCTAATGCTGCCGTCTCCAGCAGTTGCAGTCCCGGTTATCCCGAACTTCAGCCAGGGGGTTGTAAGCAGCCACACAGAGTCCAAAACCATCGTCAAGGAGTCAATCGTCTCCGAGTCATATCGCAGTGGCTTCGAGTACACCGTTAGTGGGACCGGAGTCGAGCCAACGAGCGGCATTGTCAGCCCGCCGGTAAGCGGCAATAAAATCAACCTATCAAGTCGCTCGAGCTGGCGGCAGGTAACCCCCGGCAACGCGTTCCAGTTCGTTGAGACGCTTAACACGCCCGGTCTAATCGAAAAAGTCATCATCGATCGCGAGACGATCACAGAAACCGTCATCGACTCGACGAGCACATTTAGCCAATGAGAGCGACTGCTTCTGCTCTGCTGCTTAGCCTTTTCTACGCCGCTCCGGCAGCAGCACAGGTCAGCGCAACTGCCTCGCCCGTATCGAATAGCAGCGGCTCAGTCGTAAATCAGGCCGTGCAGATCACGCCAGGGCAGTACATGAAGCACAGCTACGGATCGCAGATTCAATGTGATTCGGCAACGCTAAACATCTCCCCCTTTGCGTCTTCGACGCATTCTTTTGGCAATCCAGACAATCAGTATTATCAAGAGCCTGTCTATGACAACAGTGACAACTTTGGCTTAGTTGACCCAGAGACAGGGCTCGACGGACCGGATGGGGTACCAGACAACCCAGGCAAGGTGCTCTACTACAAGCCGCAAAGGACCGGGTATCGGCAGAACTTCAGCAACAACTTCGGCATCACAGCAACCTTCTCGATTCCACTCGACCGTGGGCCGATCGAGCTTTGTAAGCAGGCAGCAAAGAAGCAGGTCGCACTCTACGAGCAAGCCCTTGCCGACAAGCGGTTGAACTATGAGATGGGCCGTCTCAAGGCTTGCGCTGAAGCCAAACGCGAAGGCTACGGTTTTGCCAAGTCTTCGCCGTTTTATGCCATCTGTGCTGATGTAGTCCTAAAGCCCAAGCCTGTGCAAGATCACACGCATCAAATTATTTACCCAAAGCCCGCCTTAGATCGCGAATGGCTTGATTCCGGTGACGCTGAATCACCCGCCGCTGCTGTAAAGATTCCGGTTTTACCTTTCGGCCAAGCTTCTGATTGACCTTCTTTACCACCTTCTTAGTCAAAGGTTTCGCCAGCTTCTGCAGCACTGACGCAATCGGTTTAGCAAAGATCGCCACAGTCGTTGCAAATGCAGCAGTCAGCGCAACTGATGCTGTTGGACCCGCATCAGGCACATAGTTGTTAATGACCTGCCCAATAGGCACAGGATCCCAAAGCTTTACGCACTTGCCGTCTCGCAACTCGTAACCGGCAAGAACTTTTGTCCCTAATTTGTTTAACGATCCGATTTCTTTCGCTCCAAAAGGCGGGCAGGGTGGCTTAGGTGGCAAATCTGGGATGTCGGGATCGGCACCCGGCACTCGAGGGGATGCAACCTGGGCCGGGCTCGACACACCCGGCTTTTTTATGTCTGCCTTAGGTGGTTCGACCCAAGTAAAGTCGCGCGGCCTGTAGTCAGGAGCCTCGTAGATAGGGACGGGGCCACTGCACAGGGTTACGTTGCCGCTCGGATCCTCCTCGAACGTTTCCGCACCGTTCCCTGCGGCAATCCTTGCCCTAACACATCCGGGCATGTCGATGACCGGAAAACGTGCCGACGTAACGGGCGGTGCTGTCGGCAGAACAGGTGGCGGGATCGGACGGCCTACCGTGATT